TGGAACAAAGAAGAAAAAATCGTCAGGAGTCTGTTAACTGTCGGCTGACTGGTGTATAATTGAGACATCACGTAGCACCTCTCGTGTTTGGTTTGTGGTGAATCTATTATACACCAGCAGGGGCTACGTGATTTTATTATGTCTCAAAAGCTGTAAACTGCTGAAATGAAGTTGAACAGTTAATCAAAAAGCAAAAATCCATAGCGGCTTCCTATGCTAAACCGGACAGGGACGCCCTGCGCAGAAAGGCTTTACTCAGGGACATCTTATTCACTCAAACTTCCCCCCAGAAAAAACATGTACTTTTCCCATAGCCATACACCTCTCGAGTTATTCACTCACGCAGCAGACGGATCAGCTGCATGACGGTCTGATGAAGGTTTTGGCGTGCCGTTTTTTCTTCCATGGCCTCTTCCACACGCACAGGCAGGTGGAGAATGGGGAAGTAGGAGCCAATGCCATGTTCATTGACTGCTTCTGCATCCGGAAGGGCACAGCCACAGACTGCAACCGTGCGGATGCCGTGGCTCAGCTGGTGTGCAAGGGTGGCGATACCGGACGGCCCCTTGCCCATCGCAGTCTGACGATCCATGCGGCCTTCGCCGGTTATGAGAAGATTGGCATCCTTCAGTGCATCGCGTACGCCGATGGCTTCGAGGCAAAGCTGGCTTCCAGGAACCAGCTCGCCGTCAAGGAACGTATGGAATGCGAAACCGAGTCCGCCGGCTGCACCGGCGCCAGGGCGCTTTATGCCGTGCTTTTTCTGTGCCGTCTCGGCGAGCTCTGCGAAACGACGGATAGCTTGATCCATTGCCGCGACGATTTCCGGCGTCGCACCCTTTTGCGATCCAAATACGGCAGAACAGTCTTCCGGGCCACATAACGGGTTGGTCACATCGCAGGCGATGCGGAACCGGCAGGATTTCAGCCGGGGGCTGCACCGCTTCCGTCGATCACGGCAACATCTGCCAGATCCCTGCCGCAGATTCCTACCGGGGAACCGTCCGTTTTGCGAAAGCGCCAGCCAAGGGCGGTCAGCATGCCGAGTTCGCAGTCATTGGTAGCGCTGCCGCCGATCCCGATGATAAAATCCCGACCGCCATCGGCTATGGCCTGCAGGATGAGCTCACCCAGTCCGTATGTCGTAGTGTGCAGGGGATTTCGTTGCGATGGCGGAACCATCGTGAGCCCGGCAGCATCCACCATCTCGATGACGGCGGTATGAGAATCCGGCAGCAGGCCGTAACGGCTTTTTACCGGCTTTTGCAGCGGGCCGGTGACTGTGGTAGGGACGATTCGCCCATGAAGCTCCTCCGTCAGTGCATCAACCGTACCTTCCCCGCCGTCTGCCAGCGGGAAAACGTCAATGCGAGCGGCGGGAAGCAGCTTCCGGCATGCATCGGCAGCGGTTTTTCCAGCCTTCATCGAGGAAATACTTCCCTTGAAGGAATCCACGGCAATAACGATATGCTTGAGTTTCATGGCAATACCTCCTAGCCGATCAGGAAGAGCGAAGCTACCCAGATAGAGAGAATCGAGACGATGCCGACAACCAGCGTCATCATCGTCTGAGTTCGATAGCCGCCTTGCGGTTCCATCCCGCTGAAATTCGTGACCACTCAGAAATAACTGTCATTGGCATGGGAAACCATGATAAAACCTCCTTTGAAATCCAATCCTACACATCTGCCTTATCCATCTGCCTCATTCTCTTGCTATCTGCCTCATTTCATGCTAAAATGTGGCAGATAACAGAAAAATGAGGGAGATTTTTATGCGGACATTTAACTACTCGCAGAAAATACAAAATTTACTGACACCTGAAATCGTCCAGCTTCTCACCTGTATCCATGAACACAAGGGACGGCAGGATTTATTTCTGGAGGCAAATACAGACGAACTGAAAACACTGGTAGACGTTGCCATGATCCAGAGTACAGGGGCTTCCAACCGTATCGAGGGAATCTTCACCAGTGACAAACGATTAGAAGCACTGGTCAGCAAAAAAGCAGAACCGCACAATCGGTCTGAACAGGAAATTGCCGGATATCGTGAAGTACTCGCCTTGATTCATGAAAATCACGACTATATTCCCCCTGCCCCTAATGTCATCAGGCAGCTCCACCGAGATCTGTACTCTTACTCAACAGGAGCCATTGGAGGAGACTATAAAAACGCAGATAACGTCATTGCGGAAACAGATGCACAAGGGCATCAAAGGGCCAGGTTTATTCTCGTTCCTGCTTTTCAGACAGCTGACGCTATGGATTCTTTATGTCAATCGTTCCAGAATGCCTGGCAGGAAAACATCATAGATAAATTGCTGCTGACTCCCATGTTCATCCTGGATTTTCTCTGCATTCATCCATTCAATGACGGAAATGGACGGATGAGCCGGCTTCTGACACTCCTTCTTTTATATCGTGCCGGCTACATCGTCGGGAAATACATCAGCCTGGAAATGCTGATTGAAAAAACGAAAACCACTTACTATGAAGCTCTTCAGGCCAGTTCTTTCGGCTGGCACGAAAATCAAAACACCTATGCTCCTTTTGTGAAATATTATTTGGGCATCATCATAAAAGCATATGATGAATTCGAAGACCGGATTCAATACTTGGTAACCAAAAAGATTTCCAAGCCAGACCGTATCAAAACCATCATCTCCCAAACACTAGGGAAAATCAGCAAAAAGGATCTTATGGAACGCTGCCCGGATATCAGCCAGGGAACTATAGAACGCACTTTGTCCAGTCTGGTAAAAGAGGGCTATATCATCAAAGTTGGCTCTGGTCCGGCCACAGCATATATCCGCAAGCGATAAAAAGACAAGCAGCCTACACTATTTTGTGGCCTGCTTTTTCTTTTCCCTTTCTTCCATTTCATAGCGGATGAAGGCATACAGCACCTGCCGTTCACCGTATCCCAGTTTCATGACCGCTGACGGCAGCAGGTGATGCTCCCGGAACAGGAGATACATCGCCTGCACTTCGCCATCGGTCCGGATCAGTTTTTTACGGCTTTGTCCGCCTTTTCCTGGGTCGTATAGCCGTTAAGTTCTGTGATCTGTGCCGTAAGGTCGGCAATCTCGCCTGCCAGGAAGAGCTTGCGGATGATGTCACCCGGGAGTACGGCCCCGAATTTTTCCAGCAGCTCCTTGTTCTTGAGGTCCGGGTCGGCAATCCCCGCCAGGAGCGTCTGGGTCTGCATCTGATAAATGTCGATGTTGTCGGCGCTACCGTTGGTGAAGTCCACGGCCATCTTCTGAATATCCGCATAGCGTTCCGGGTCGATGGCCCGGAGCGTGATGACAAAATCGAATCCGAACAGCTTCGAGAGCCGTTCCATCTTCACTTTCTTCTGAGGCCGTTCGGCCAGCTTGTTCACTACATCTGCTTTCAGCAGTCGGTCTACCATATTCATGTGCTTGTTCTCCTTATGCTAAATCCAAGAGGTCCCAATCCGAGAAGGTGAAGCTGTAACTTTCTTCGCCCATCTTGTCCACTTCCCAGTCGGCCAGGATCAGGCTGTCAAAGGTCGCATCCTTGATGACGATGCGTTCGCTGCCAATGGCGTCCTTATCGTCAAGGACGGAGACGATGGTCACGACGGTCTGCTTGCCCGCCTTGATGTTGTCGTTCATCTTCTTGATCATGTAGCTCGAGACTTTATGGAGCTTCAGCTGCCCTTTGCAGTCATATCCCGTGACCTTATAGCCCTTGCCTACATGGCGGAGCATCTTTACTTCTTCCTTGGTCAGCGTGACCTCGGCCTTGAACGCCGTTGCTTCTGCCATGAGGTCGCCGTCGATATAGAGGTCGGCATATTTTCCGTTCATGACCCGTTTGGCTTCCATACTGTTCATCCGGCTTCACCTCCTCAGATATTGATGGTAATCGTGACATCTTCCATAGCATCCAGCAGCGACGCCTTGACGGCGATGAATACATTGCTGCCGATATTGGCCAGCTTGATGTCCATATCGGACATGTCTGCCAGTTCCGCCTTGGTGTATTTGCCGTTGGATTCCAGCCATATCTTCGTGGATTCCACATCGATATACGCTGTGTTCTGGTCCTGTTCCAGCAGCCCTTCCTGGGCCAGCTGGTCAAGATACCCCTGGATGGCCGTCACCAGGAGGCAGCGGTTCGCATAGCTGTTAGCATATTTCCCGAGGTAATGGTCCTGGGCCGTCGTGCGGATGTCGTCGTGCATCATATCCATCAGGTCCACGAGCTTGATTTTCTGGAAGCTCGTCCCCTTATCCTGGACGGTGGTCACCAGGGAATTGATGCCCCGGGCCAATTTCACCTTCTCACCATCAAAGAAGAAGAACAACTTCCCCGCTCCGGCCATGGTATCCATTTCCTCTTTCGTCCAGACATCGCAGCCAATGACTTCCGGCAGCGGCGCGTAGGTACAGGAAATCGTCATGGGCGTCCCGGCGATGATGCCGGCGATGCGCCCACAGTACTGGGCCGTCGTATAGGTCCTGCTCTTCGTGCGGATGGTCTTGTTGACGAAGTTGATGACACCTTCCGTATCTGCCGTACAGTCCGGCAGCACAGCCTTGATCATCTTATCTTTATTGGTACGCATCCCCTTGACCCAGGTGGCGATGGTATCGATGTGCGACGTTCCGATATCCGGGATGACCAGGTAATCGAAGCGCTTGTTCTCGATGACCTTCAGGATATCCGTATAGTCCTCGGCTTCACTGCTGATGATCTCAGCAATGACTTTCTTCGGACTGTTCACATAGCCCCGGAGCGCCAGTTCCAGCTGTTCCCGGTTGCTGTCGGACAGTTCCTTGGGAATGTCATCTGCTGTGTACAGGTTCACTTCCGTCTCTGAAGGCAGGGTCTCTTCCTTCAGAATCATCAGAACAATGCCGCGTTCACTGCGTTCGATAGCACTGATGCCTTTTTCCTTGAACACGACATTAATGGATGGCATTTTCATATTTCGTTGTCTCCTTTCCCCGATACCGCTGATGCAACACTTTCATCCGTTCGACTGCTTCCGTTTCATCTGCGGAATCGTAGTACTGGACGGTCAGCGTCAGCCGGCCGCCATCGTTGTCGGCACCGATGAGTTCCTCGTTCATCGAGCGGACAGCAAAAAACCTGTCCTGGACGGCAATCCCGTCACGGAACAGGTCTTCTGCAGCAGCCAGCACTTCATAGATGGATGCGCTGGCCGTCTGCTTCTGCGGTATATAGGTGATGTACATATCTGTATCCCGGTACACTTCCTTGCGGCCCTGAGGCGAAGCCACCGTCATCGTCTTCAGGAAAAACGCTGGCGGACGGAACCCTTCCTTCACTTCCTGCAAGTACACGGGATACGGGAACCGTTCCTTCAGCTTCTGCTGTACGGCCTGCAGGATGTCGATGTCATGGATCATGCGCTGCCTGCTTTCTTCAGGAGCTTCTTCGCCAGTTTCTCCAGGCCCGGCTGCAGTTCCCGGGCTTCGAATGCCTTGACGGATTTCTCCGTATAGTGCTGGCCTTCATAATAGCCAATGGTCCTGCCGCCCGGCGTTTTCTTGACATGGCCGTTATTGAGCAGGTGATGGACCGGATGCCTGTTGACCAGTTCATAGGTCAGCTCCGAGCCGTTATACCCTTCCACCTTATGCTTCCAGCCTTTCTTCAGCTTGCCCGTGCTGCCTTCCGGTGTGTTTTTTACGCACTCCTTTTTGAGCTTGTTGCCGATAGTGATCAGGCCTTTCTCGGCAGTCCCTGGGAAATCTTCAACGGCAGCCATCAACTTGGAAGACAATTCTTCCAGGCCGGTCATGTCAAAGTCCGCTTTGCTCATAGTCCGTCCCCCTCACTTCTTCCGTACAGTACAGCTCCAGGGCTTCATGGCGCATATACGGGTCGACGATGGTGTCGATATCGTAGAGGTGATTTTGGTATTTCACTTTCATGTCGTGGGTGACGCCCGGACGCCAGCGGATGGTGATCTTGCTGTACTCCGTGTCCGCCTTGCGTTCCATCTCATAGAACACTTTTCCCCTGGCAGGCTCGATGGATGCCCAACAGCGGTACACTACGACGTCAGCCTGGGTATCGAAACCATATTCATCCGTCACGGCCTGCTTTCCCAGAATCTCAATCCGTTTATTCAAAAGCCCCGTCTTCATGGGCATCCCCCCCTTTTCAAAAACAGCTCCTCCGGACCCCGAAAAGAAGCCAGCGCAGCCGCTTCAGAAGGCCGGAATAATCGGCTTCTTCCCGATGCTCGTACAAAAAGGCAGCGGCATAGAGGATGGCTTCATGGAACACGACGGGATTCTCTTCGGCATCCGCTTCCTCGCAGCGGGCCAGATCCAGGCACAGGGCCTGGGCCGTTTCCAGGGAAGACTGGATGACGTCATCATTACTCGTGTCATCTTCATCAATCCGCAGGTATTCCCTGGCTTCTTCCAGCGTCACAATCATGGCTTATCCCTTCGCTTTCATCTCCAGGGCCTGGACCGCTTCCTTCAGCATCAGCATGCCATCGACGCGCTGGCTGGCGAGGAAGCCGATCTGGCCGTTGGCGGCATACAGTTCGTTGAGCCGCTTGAAGGAGCGGTATTCCCGGTCGGCAATCCAGTAGTAGCTGAAATCGCCGAAGAGCATGGGACGGCTGCCGGCCGCCAGTTCCGGGGCAAAGGATGTGCTGTAGCAGGGACGGTTCAGGATGGTATCCGGTGTCCCGGCCGTGACAGACGGCTGCCAGATGTAGTTGCCGTTGTTGTCTTTGATTTTGCGCAGGGCCTTGATGGTCGCATCGTTCAAGAGCCAGACAGCCTTGCGGCGGTACGGGATGCGCAGGGAGTGATACAGGTCGATGACATCATCAAAGGTGATGGATGCGCCATTGGCTGTCACGCCCAGCTCCGCGGACGGGAACACGCCAGTCGGCTTGTTCTTCCCGTCACCGATGAGGAAGGCTTCTTCTTCCTTCGTACCGATACGGCGGGCAAATTCGCCAGCGATATAGCTTTCCAGGTCGAAAGCGCTGTCATTCAGCAGTTCTTCCGACACACGGATAGCCGTCCCCAGCTTGTATGCCCCGATGGACTGCTGGCCGAAGGTATCCTGGCTGTCCGGATAGAGCCCATTCTCTTCCATCCAGGACGCTTCGCCATGTCCCGTCACGACGGGAATCTTGCGGTCGCCGCTGGTATGAATGACGGTGGCCAGGCCGCGGAAGAAGTTCTCTTCCTGGAGCTTGTCGATGAGCTGATGCTCGAATTCATCCGGCACCAGATAGCCGCCATCGGCATCCGTGCCAACGCTCAGGGCGTTCTGTACATCAATGAAGTTCTTATGGCGGATGCTGTCCCAGAAAGCCTTACGATAGGCATCGGACGCACAGCCTTTCTTTTCTGCTCCATTCTGGCCTGCGCCAGGGAGTTCAGTAATCGGCATCGTTGTCGGCTGGGACAGCTGGGCATCAAGCTGCTGCTGGCGTTCCAGGCGGTCGATTTCCTTGCCGAGATTTACTACATCCGCTTCCATCTTGTCGTACCGGGCCGCGTCTTCCGCAGACACCATGCCGTTCTCATCACGGGCCGTATCCAGGAAGGCTTTCGCCGCATCCCACAGATTCTTGCGTTTCTCACGCAGTGCTAAAATCGTATCCATTATTGTCCTCCTTAATGAATGAGCAATGCCAGCCGGTTCTCCAGGAAAGCGGCTGGCACTTTCTGCAAGGGTTTCTTTGGTTTCAGTTTCTGTACAAAGGAATTCGTCACCGTGACCGGGCTGTAGAGCATGGCTTCCGGCTGTTCTTCATTTCCCTTCTTCTGGTCGAACAGGATTTCATCGGCAAAGCCCAGTTCCACAGCCTTCTTCGCGTTGAGCCAGGTCTCGTCATCCATCATGTGGGAAATCTTCGTGCGGGCCAGGCCGCTCTTGATTTCGTAGGCATTGATGATGCTCTCTTTGACTTCGCTCAGCATGCCGATGGTCTTTTCCATCTCTGCCTGGTCGCCATAGGCCAGGGTCGCCGGATTATGGATCATCAGCATGGCCACTGGCGACATACAGACCTTGGTCCCGGCCATAGCGATGACGGAAGCTGCCGAAGCAGCTAGGCCGTCAATCTTGACGGTGACGTTCCCCGGATAATCCATGAGCAGGTTATAGATTTGTGCGGCGGCAAAGCAGTCCCCACCCGGGCTGTTGATCCAGAGCGTGATGTCACCGCTGCCTGCGTTCAGTTCATCTTTGAACGCCTTCGGCGTCACTTCATCACCCCACCAGGTTTCGTCGGAAATCTGGCCGTCCAGGTAGAGCGTGCGATTACTGCCGAAAGAATCCGGTGCTTCGTTGGTCACCCACTTCCAAAATTTATGTTTCATTCGTTTCTCCCTTCTGGGCAAAGGCCCCGGCGTCCTTGAGCTTCGTCATGCTGCCATTGACAAGGTATAGATTACCGCCTTCTTCATCCGGCACGGGATTCATGTCTTCCATCTCCCGGATATCATTGGCGGACAGCCAGCCGTTCTGCCGGCCGATGCTGTACCCGGTCATGCGGCTCTCGTAATCGCCGCGCATGAGGCCGTTCACGTTGAACTTCAGGAAATACTGCTTCTTCTCTTCCGGCAGGAACAGGGCTTTCTGCATGGCCTGCTCCCAGCGGATGACCCACGGGTCAAGGGTGTATTTCACAAATTCCATGGACTGCTGCTCGATGTTATTGAAGGAACTTTTCTCCAGGTCGCCGATCATGTGCGGCGGGATGCGGTAAAGCCGGGCAATCTCATCGAGCTGGAACTTCCGCGTCTCCAGGAACTGTGCTTCTTCCGGCGGGATGCCGATCTGCTGGTACTTCATGTAGAGTAGGCAAGTGCCGCCGTGCATTGTTTCCAATGTCGGTTTGCACATGCCTCTCCCCAAACCGTGCTTACACCTCTCGATGTACACGGCTTTCCATTTACGCTCTTACGAATGATGGATTTTCTTATGGCATTCTCTACAAACGACAAGTGTTTTCCTTTTTCTTGCAATCATCGCCATTTCCCATTGCTCTTTCCCTTTAAGATTTTTCATTCTGTTGATGTGATGGATTTCAAAGGAAATTCCGTCACCTTCCGCACCGCATAATTCGCATTTACAAGCCTTCAACCTGGCTTCAAGAGAATTTCTTGTGTTTAAATGAATATGGTTCTTTACCGTATCAATGTTTGGTTCTTCAAAGACTTTTCCCCGTTTGAAGTTAGAGAATTTCACAATCATCATGCGCTTTTTCTCTTTCATCGTTTCATAGGGAACGCCCCATGATTTACCGCACTTGAACATTCTCTTTATGCCTGATATTCTGGTTTTATGCTTCTTAGCAAGTGTTTTCAGGCAACTGTATTCCATTAGATAAACGAAATACGTCAGCTTTGAGAAATTACTGGCAATGCTGTAATAATTACAGATTCCACGAGTCTGCGAGTTATAGGTATCTACAATTTCAAGGTCTGTAAGACCTGCCATCGAGTTTCTTTGCCATGGAATGAGACTGCCGTCTTTACCTTGGATGACAATCTCACGGTCATACATAAACTTCTCAATCCGCTCCATAGGAATAAGCAATTCTACAGAGTTATTAAGCGTCCTTTGTACAACCCCGTTGGTTTTCCTTTTGGATTCCTGACATCTGCGCACGTTGATGTCATATCCGAGAAAATGAGCGTTGTCGGAACTGTGCGTGATTTTTGTTTTCTCGTCAGACAGTTCCAGTTTTAATTTTGTTGCGACAAACAACGTAAGCTCCTGCTTTATGCTCTCCGCATCTTCACGGCTTCCGCTGACACCAATAATAAAGTCATCGGCATAGCGTACATAGGCAATTTTCTTGTCGGAAGCGTCCTTGTATGGCAATCTGCGCTTTTCCACTTCAAGCTTATGAATCTGTTTTAGCAGTTCTTTCTTTTCTGCTTCATCATCGCAATCACCGTAACGCTTTCTCAGCTTGACAATCTCTCTTACCTTTTTACCGTATGCAGGTGTATAGGCATATTCAGCAGACGCATTGAATTCCTGTTGCATGGCTTCTACTTTCTTATCCAACTCATGCAGATATATATTCGCAAGAATCGGGGAAAGTATGCCGCCCTGCGGTGTTCCGCTGTATGTCTTGTGGTATTCCCAATTTTCCATGTAGCCTGCTTTCAGAAACTTTCCTATCAGATTTATGAACTTGCTATCCTTGATCTTCTCGGAAAGCAGATTCAGCAGAACCGCATGGTCAATGTTGTCAAAGCACCCTTTAATATCACCCTCGATAAACCACTTCGTACTGCGGAACGAACGACTGATTTCTTTCAGCGCCGTATGACAGCTTCTATTTGGTCTGAATCCGTGCGAATGGGCACTGAAAACAGGCTCATAGATTGCTTCAAGTATCTGCCGTATCGCATCCTGTACCAGTTTATCTCTGAATGACGGAATGCCCAATGGACGCATTTTCCCGTTGCGCTTAGGAATGTAGACACGTTTTACTGTTTTTGGCTCATAGGTCAGGTTTTTCAGTTCATCAATAATCTGATTCACATATTCCTTTCCAAAACCATCAGCCGTATCATTATCCACACCCTCAGTTCCTGCGCCCTTGTTTCCGTAAAGGTTCTTGTATGCGGTCATGTAGATATCCTCTCGCAAAAGATACCTATAGAGCCGCGTGTAGATACCGTCTGAATGCTCTTCAGAATTTCCGTACATTCGCTTTAAAATTTCAGATGTTGGCTTCATCGAGGTTTCTCCTCCCTTTCATCTTTCCTTTTAGAGTTGCATAAACTGCGTTCCTTCGCCATGTAAGAGCCATTAACTCTCTCAGACTACTACGAACGCTCCGTACCCATAGGCGGTATTCAAGTCCTATAGACTATAGCCTTTCGGCATCCGTCTTTAGGGTATCCCCAGTTAGCGTCATTGCTTGGTATGCTCGGATTGTCGGTTCCGCTTTAGACCCTTTAACACAGGTTCTCCTGCTCGTGCCGTGACATTTGCAATCATGCTGTCTTTGAAGGATGTAAAGACAGCCGGTCACGGAATGGGTAATAGGCTAATTTCCCAATTCCCCTCGGAAATGGACACTCAGGTCTCACGTTCAGTAGATAACTTAAACCTCATATCCGATTGTTGTTGCGGTTCAGTCGTACCTTATAGCCTTTGGGTAACTTACCGCTTTCCTGCCGTGCTATGTTCCCGTATCAGCTTTCGCATTGCGGTAAAGCAGGTCAACTCACCCATGATTGTGGGTGGTAGTACCAAACACTACTATCAATGACGCCCGTCTGGGCGCACGCCTTCTTCCAGCACAGCTACCTTGTGGGCATTGCCCGTCCCCCGGTAGACAGCATTCCACGAATCCCGGACTTTGGCCGGGTCCTTCAGAACGCCGGGATGTTCCAGCACCCCGCTGGGACTGGCTCCGTTGGCAAAGAAAGACGCACCGTATTCCTCGCAGGCCATGGTCATGCCCACGGCATTGCGGGCCATGGCAATGGGCGAATAGCCGACCAGGCCGTCAAAACCAAGGCCGGGGATATGCAGCACTTCTTCCTTCTGCAGGACCACCTGCCCGTATGGTTTGACATTCGGATTCTCATCACCCGTCTTGGTATACAGATAGAAAATCTGTCCCCGGTCATCCCGGCAGACGGTCATCTTGTCTGGACGCAGCGGATAGAGTCCCTGCACCCGTCCCAGGCGGTCCCGGATGATCTGGGCGTAAGCATTGCCCCAGATGAGCAGGTGGCTCATGAGCGTTTCCCGGAAGATGAACGAGGTCATCTCCGGGTTCGGTTCATCATGGAGCAGATGATACAGCGGATGGTCATAGACCCGCTCCTTACCGCCCGGCGTGTACCGGTACAGCTGTAGCGGCAGAGCTGCCAAGGTTTCCGCCAGGATGCGGACACAGGCATACACCGCCGTTGTCTGCATGGCCGTGAACTCGTTCACCATCTTGCCGCTGGTGGAAGGGCCGAACAGATAACGGAAATCCGTGCCGATGTAATAGTTCTGAGGCTTGTCCCGAGTATGGAACAGGCTGGATAAAAATGGGATATGCATGAAAACCTCCTGAAAAGGGATACTTAACCTAGTAATTGATAGTTTACAAACACGTTTTATTATTGGTAAACTATTTTCATAATAGTAAATCTCAGAAAGGAAATGAGCACTCATGGGCAGAATAACTATTGAAAAAAATACGGTGCAAGAAACATTAATCATTCCCCTCTATGCCAGGAAACTTGGCAATGAGCTCTTCCCTCACATTCTCCTAGACCCTTATGCGGATGACGTAATCAGACATCTGAATTACGATTTTTCTACGCTTGATAAAAAGAAAGGTTCTTTTGTTTGGAAGTTTGGTGCCTTAGAAGGTATTCTTCGAAGCAAAGCTATTCTTTATGAGATGCAAGACTATCTATCTTCCCATCCAGATGCGGCTGTTGTGAATATGGGATGCGGATTAGATCAGACCCCTCGCTTAGGAGATAACGGAAGAATGAATCTATACAATATCGACAGGAAAGACATTATTTCCATACGAAATTCTCTTCTTCCCCCTATTGGCCGAGAAATCAATATCGCGGCTGATTTAAATGATGATACTTGGACTCAATACATTCATGTATTTCAAGGAGTTTTCCTGTTTGCAGCCGGAGTGTTTATGTATCTCAGAGAAAAAGAGGTACATCAACTTATTCTGAGGCTAAAGGGTGCCTTTCCCCACGGTTGCCTCGTATTTGATACCATCGGCAGCTTCGGTATAAAGGTACTGATGAAGAGAACATTGAAAACACTGGGAATACATGGCATAAAGGGAATGTTCTACTGCAATAACCCACTTCATGACCTAAGATTGGACGACGACATTAAGGTATCTGTACGAAAATACCTGACAGGCTATGTAGACCTGAAAAAGGAAGGCATCTCTCCACTTTTAAGGGGAATGGCGTATCTTTTCGATTGGGTGTTCAGAATGAACATCTGCCAAATTACCTGGTAATAAAAATCAAAAAGCAATAACACCCCGTTCGTCATAGACACTGCCGCTGCCTATCCCGTTGCGGATGCAGCGGTCCAGTGCCATGATAGACGCCACGATTCCGTCGATTTTTTCGACGGATTTTTCTTTGTCCGGCTTGATGTTCCCCGCCGGGTCCTGCCGCATGACAACATTGCCCGCCATCCATTTGAGGACGGGATTGCCGCCATGGAGAATGTTCCCTTCCATCAGAAGCTTGAACAGCTCCTTCGACGGCGGCGACATATCCTTGAACCCCTGGCCGAACGGCACCATGGTAAAGCCCATGTCTTCCAGGTTCTGCACCATCTGGGTGGCGTTCCACCTGTCGTAAGCGATTTCCCGGATATTATAGGTTTCTCCTAAACGTTCGATGAACTTCTCGATGAAACCATAATGGATGACGTTCCCTTCCGTCGTCTGGATGAAGCCCTGCTTCTGCCAGACGTCGTATAGGACATGGTCCCGGCGGCACCGCAGTTCCAGCGTGTCTTCCGGCAGCCAGAAGAAAGGAAGCAGGATGTATTTCTCGTCATCGCTCCGTGGCGTGAAAGCCAGAACCAGGGCCGTGATATCCGACGTACTGGACAAGTCCAGCCCGCCGTAGCACATCCGTCCCCGCAGGAAGTCCCGGTCAATGGGAAGATTCCCCTTGTCGTAGACCTGTTCCGGTATCCAGCGGATGCTGGCCGAAGTCCAGATATTGAGCCGGAGCTGCTTGAACACGTTCTCTTCCGCCGGATTTTCGACGGCATTCCGATAGGCTTCCCGGACGCGGTCAATCTGTATGGTATGACCCAGAGACGGGTTCGCCTTGTACCAGTTCGCTTCATCCGTCCAGTCTTCCTCATGTTCCAGGCCATAGACCACGGGGTAAAAGGTGGCATCCTTCTTCCGGCCCGCCATCAGGTCCAGGGCCTTGGTATGCAGTTCGTAGCAGATGCTGTTCTTGTCATTGCCCGCTGTGGTGATGATGAAAAAGAGCGGCTGCTCCCTTGCATCACCGGAGCCTTTGGTCAGGACATCGTAGAGCTTCCGGTTCGGCTGGGCGTGGATTTCATCAAAGACCAGGCCGGACACATTGAGCCCGTGCTTGGTTCCTGTTTCTGCCGACAGCACCTGGTAGAACCCGGCGTTGCGGTAATTGATGATTCGCTTCCCGGCCGACCGTATCTTGGAACGGCGCATCAGGGCCGGACTCATCTCGACCATCTGCCGTGCCACATCAAAGACAATGGAAGCCTGGTTGCGGTCACAGGCCGCACCATACACTTCGGCACTCGGCTCGTTATCGGCATAAAGAAGGTACAGGGCGATGGCTGCAGCCAGCTCGCTTTTCCCGTTCTTCTTTGGAATTTCTATATAGGCCGTCAGGAACTGCCGCTTCCCGTTTTTCTTGACGATGCCGAACAGGTCACGCACAATTTGTTCCTGCCAGGGCAATAAAAGGAAAGGCTTCCCGGCCCATTTTCCTTTGGTATGACAGAGATGCTCGATGAAAGCGACGGCACGGTCAGCCTTTTCTTCATCATAACGGGAATCCGGCAGCATGAACGCTGACGGCTTATATACAAACGCCAAACTTGTCACCCCCTTAGCAGCAGTTCCATTTCATCCGTTTCTGTTTCTGCCCCGTTTTCTTCCCCGATCTTGCGGCTCCGGGCAGACGGGGTCAGACCGAACTGCTCACAGAACTTCAGCATAATCTTGAGGTTCGTCTGAGCAATGGATACCTGCGGCACCTGCTGCAGGTACCCGTTCGGCGTCCGCACCATATCCCCATGCTGGGTGATGAACTCTTCGGCCCCTTTCCACCGGGCATACGCCTGGCAGTATCCGGCAAAGGCCATCATATCCAGATGGGTCAGCATCCCCATCTCAGCGAGGACTTTCCCCAGCCGCTTCCATTCTTTCTTGGCATCATCCTCCAGCCAGTCCGGGCAGCGAGGGAGCCGTCCCTTTGGCATGGGTTCCTTCTTATTGAGGGGACGATGGCCGGGATTGCCTTCCAGCACCTTGAGCGCCGTCGGCTTCGGTTTTCTTCCTCGTACAGCCAATGGCGCTCACCTCCCAATAAAAAAAGCCCTTGCGGGCTGTACGGCAGAGAAGGCCGCGGCTGCAGCCTTCTCCGATTTTCTTTTACCATTTCTAAAGAAAATTTATGCATTTTATTTTATGGCAAAGGACAGGGCCTTGCGGCCCCGTCTTCAGGATTCCCTTACTTCGTGCTTTTCAGGACATCGACCAGCCATCCGGCGCTTGGATGGGTTTCCCCGGTTGCTTTTTCAAGCACCTGGCGGTCTTCCTCGATATAATGAAGCCCCTTGCCGACTTTGATGAACCGGACATCTTCGTAGCCTTTTATATCGGTCCGGTAAACCCTTGCCGTGCGGCTTTCACCATCGTAGCTTTTGCCATCCCATCCGCCAAAAGTGAAGGTCACTTTTTCCTTGGCAGCCTTGAAATGGGCTTCAAAATCATTCCTTGTTATGGCTGTTTGGTATTCGCGAAGTTCGAAATGGTTGCGGAGTGCATCGATGTTTGTCATGGTAAAATCCTCGCTTTCGTGTGCTTTTCCTCTGGGGCTTGTCCCCTTTGTCATGTATATATATCACTCTGAACGCACATAATAGCAAGTCATTTATCCGATATTTATGCATCTTATTCGATGACTTCCCATTCATCGGCTCCGGGTACCAGCCCAAGACTGCTACCCGTATCCCACTGTACATGGATGGTTCCGGCATCATCGACGAACTGGACAGTGCCTTCAGTTCCCCTGGGCGGTGCCTGCCTGTCATCCATGGCGATAAGTCGCACCCGCGTCCCTTCCATCCGTTCCCGGCTGTGCCGCAGACCGGCCCGCAGGACGGACAGGTCGAAACCGAATTTGCGGTACTCCTGCTCCATGTTCTGGTAGTACCAGTCTTCCGGGATGCCGAACCGCCGGTCTTCGCGCATGATGTACACCAGACCGCAGACTGTACCGTCATCGGTTTCCATTTCCACTTCTTTTTTGTAGTAGAACCGCGGGAAGCCTTCATAGGCATCGAGCCGCCGTTCATCCGCCGAAGAAATGCGCCAGAAAACAACCGGCACGAAGGCATCTGCCTTTTTCTCGATAGTGGCGTAACATCCTGTCAGGGAACCTTTGAAGAGAAGTTCATATCCCCGGATCCGGCCCGTTCCCGCAAGAACGGCATCAGGACACCGTCTTGCCATCTGTATTTTACTCATGTTGCTGCCGTAGGCAATGTAGATTCTTTGTTTCATCGCTCTCATCCTTTCTGAAGGGAATGCCCTTCTACCACCCCAAGGGCAGCCGAAGCTGCCCGGAAGGCTATCCCCTTCAAGCGGCGGCATTGCGCCATGCGGAATTGCCTGTGAGGTGTTTGAGGAAGTGGAGCCGGCAGGTCTTGAATTCGTCGCCGATGAGCCCGAGACGGAGCATCCAGCACCGGAAAGCGTATTTCTCATTATCCGTTTCAGTCTTCCGGGCCGAGGCCTTCTTCTGCGTGAGGGCCTGATGGGCGACGGCTAGGCAGAACTGGATGTATGCCTTGATTTCCCCGGAGTGGAGCGTCCCGTTAAAAAGCCGGAACTCGACGGTCCCTTTGGTGAAGGTGGCATGCAGGTTCAGCCCGTGGTAGCGGGTGCTGTTGTAATGATGGTTCCGTCCGTAAGGTGCTTCCTGATACCAGAGGTCGGCGATGCCTTCCAGCGTATCCGGCTTTCTCCGATTGATGTCCTTCAGGAAGGTCGTGTTTGTCTTCCGGCAGTACCGGCTTTCCCGCGAAGGATTGATCTGGAGGGCGCGGTAAATCATGTCTTCCTTGCTCGCCATGATGTTCACCAGGTTCCGCAGGGTCTTTGCCGTGAACCGTTCGGCCCCGACATGGATGTGGATGCCGCAGGACTTGTTGGCAAAGGCCCCGGCCTTGCGGAGCGTCCGCACCAGCTCCTGCAGCTTCGTGATGTCTTCGTAGGAAAGAATGGGGCTGACCACTTCCGTGCGGTAGAAGCTGGAAGCATCCGTAATGTTTCCGTTCACCTTCTTCTGGGGAACCAGACTGGAATCGTTCATGGCTTTCCATTTCCGTCCCTGTTCATCCCTTGCGGTGTAGGTATCGTAGGCTCCGCCTTCGTGCCGGCTTTCCGTCCCGAAGAAGCTGGCCATGAGGCTGGCGGCCCGGCTTCTCGTGATCCCGGTCATTTCCATTTCGATGCCAAAGTGCAATGTTTTCATAATCATCTCTGTCCTTTTTATGTGTGCGTGTGTTCTTTCGGTACACTATATATCACTCTAAAGGCACACAATAGCAAGTTATTTTGAGAATAATTATGAATTAAATTGAAGGTTTATAGGTTCTGATGCCGGCGTTCCTTCTGCTTTCTGGCATGGGCCATGGCCTCTTCTTCCGTGCGGAAAGCACTCCATCCGTTCAGGTCTTTCAGCAGGGCCATGCGCGATTCGTGGCTGGCCCTGGTTCCCATGCCGATGCGCAGGAGCCACATCCGCAGGTAGTATTTCTCGTTTTCCGGCTTCCGTGTGGCAGGCTGGACCCGTTTCGCCTTTTTCGCCGCACTGACAATGAAAGCCGCCAGTTCAATCAGGGCGCGGTTCTTTACGGCATTGCCGGTCGCGGAGAAGTAGAATGTCACCGTGTCTGCGGCAATCAGGAACCCCCGCCCTTCTTTTCCGTAGTTCTGATAGATGGCAAAGAAGGAAGTCCGGTCTGTACCGGGTTCTTCTTTCAGGTCTTCCACCAGCCTGTCCGGCACATGGATGTTTTCATGTCCTGCGGCCCGGTTGAGCAGGTACTGCTGAGCATGGAGCATGAAGACCAGGTTGCGGAGCTGCGCCCCATCCATGCCATCATTGGGAACCTTGATTTCCATCTTGTCCGGCTCCGTCTGCGGCAGTGCTTCCGATTCTGGCGTTTCATCCTGCTGTGTCGGTTCTTGCGTTACTTCGGTTTCTGTTCCTTCTTCCGGTTTCGGCTGCGGAAGGATTCCTGCTTCCTGCAGGAAATCCGTGATGGCGGCTTCTGTCTTTTCATCATCGCATTCGATATCGCCGCTGCGAAGGATGCGGAATCCCTGCCCTTCGTAGGCAAAGGCCGGGGTCCCGGTGTAATGAAGCTTTTCGTTACGGTTGAAGGGAATCATCCTTCTGGCCAGTTCCTTGCGGTCGTTCAGGTTCGTCTGGATTGTCATGGTCTATGTACCTCCTTGTTTTGCTAGTACATATATCACTCTGAACGCCGATAATAGCAAGTTATTTCTGCACTTTATCATAAGGAATTTTCTCATTTTTACGCAGTACAAACACGCCTTCATCCCCGCACTCGCTGATATACCGCTTCACGATGACATCGACGAACTTCTCGTCCAGCTCAATGCCATAACAGATGCGGTCCGTCTGCTGGCAGGCCATGAGCGTGGAACCGGATCCGAGGAACGGGTCCAGGACGATGCAGTGGCTCATGGACGAATTCTCTATGGGGTAGGCCATAAGAACCACAGGCTTCATGGTCGGATGTTCCTTGCTGGCTTTCGGACGGTCATATTCCCAGATGGTCGTCTGCTTGCGGTCGGAATACCACTGGTGCTTCCCGTTCAGCTTCCAGCCGAACAGGCACGGCTCGTGCTGCCACTGGTACGGGCTGCGGCCCAGGACCAGGGCGTTCTTCTTCCAGATGCAGCAGCCGGACAGGTAGAAGCCTGCGTCCTTGAAGGCCTTGCGGAAGTTCAGCCCCTGCGTATCGGCGTGGAACACATAGATGGATGCATCCCGTTCCATGTTCTGCTCCATGTTGACGAAGGCGCTGAACAGGAACTGGTAGAATTTATCGTCCGGCATATTGTCGTTCTTGATTTTTCCGGCCGTTTCTTCCACATCCACATTGTACGGAGGATCCGTCAGCACCAGGTTGGCTTTCTTGCCGTCCATCAATCGTATATAGGTTTCCGGCAGCGTGGCATCGCCGCAGATGACGCGGTGCTCCCCCAGGAGCCAGATATCCCCTACCTTGGCCATAGCCGGCTGTTCCAGTTCTCCGTCCACATCGAAGTCATCTTCTCTCACCTTCTTGTTGTGGACTTTGGAAAAGAGCTGCTCCACTTCTGGTGCCTCGAAACCCGTCAAGTCTACATTGAAATCGACGCTCTGCAAATCCACGATGAGGTCGGCCAGGAGCTGTTCGTTCCAGGTGCCGGTGATTTTATTGAGCGCGATATTGAGGGCCTTGACCTTGTGTTCGTCCTCGATATGGACAACCACGCACTGGACTTCTTCATAACCCAGTTCTTTCAGCACTGTCAGGCGCTGATGCCCGCCGATGACGGTCATGTCGTAGTTGACAATGACGGGTTCCACATAGCCGAACTCCTGGATGGAGTTCTTGATCTTCTCATATTCCTTGTCACCGGGTTTCAGCTGCTTCCTGGGGTTATATGCCGCAGGCTTCAGCTGGCCGATGGGCAGGACTTTCCATTCCATATCCGATGTCTTCATACACTGTTTCCTTTCTGGATGCCGCGGCGATGGCGGCTCCGTATCCGTTCAGATGATGCCAGCGGCAATAATTCCGCACGCTGTCCCGTGACAGCTTCGTTTCCCGGGCGATAGCCTTGTACCCCATCCCCTGTCTCCGCATGGTTTCAATCTGCCTGCGCTGGCAGTCATTCATGAAGGTTCCCTTCTTCCTGGCAATAAAAAAGCCCCGGGCCAGAAGCCTGGAGCTGCCTGATATTCGGTTGAAGACCGTCCTTATATCCCCCCTTATGAATTTCGCGGTTTTTCCCATTTGAGGGGGCGGCGGTCATGGACGGAAGAGCTACAGAGATTGACATCCCCCCGCCCATTATTATTCTATTCATTTCCCATTTCCAATGTTATAATAAAAAGAAAACGGGAGAGGTCAGTATTCATGCTCACTATAAGACAAATGATGCGTTACTTACGTAATAATCATAACATGTCCATAAAAAGCAACCAGGCTCATGCTTTACGAAACCTTGGCTATTACCACGGATATAAAGGATATCGTTTCATCCGCACTCCTCAAAATCGAATATCCTTCCGCACCTTCGATGAACTACTCGCCATTAATAATTTTGATATGCATTTAAAATCATTGCTGTATTCAAAAGTCATGTTCATCGAAACAGCGCTCAAAAGCTATGTCATTGAGGCTGTCCTTGCTGATAGCAAATCCGAAAACATTAATGACATCTTTAATCGTTCTCTGACTTATTATAAAACATTTGGAGCTGGTAGTCATGAATATAAACGTTTTTTCACTAAGCGAATGACATTACGCGGTTCCATTAACAATACGCTTAAACGTGACTATGGTCAACATAATCAAATTGTTAATCACTTCTTCAATCAAGATCGTGAAATTCCTATCTGGGCTATATTTGAATCCATGACACTTGGAGATTTTGGCACCTTCTTTTGGTGTTGTAATAAAAGTGTAAAACTCTATACCTCTAAGTTGTTAGGACTACCTTCAAATCTGGACGCCGACGGTGAATTGACTAAAGATATTATCTTTACAATTAAGGATCTACGTAATGCAATCGCTCATAACAATGTAATTTTTGATGCTCGCTTCCGTACCAATAAAATTAGTCCACGCCTTGTCAGCCTCTTGCAGAAAGAAACATCTGTTCAACAAATTGATTTTCAATATATTGATGCTTACATCATATTAATCATTTATGTGCTAAGAAAAATGCAAGTAACAAAAACAGAATGTAAACAACTCATTTCTGGTTATAATAATAGCAAAGAACTATTACGCCAACAAATTTCAACTCCTATTTGGAATCAAATTCTTGGTTCAGGAACAAGGCAGAATATGGAATCACTAAAAGCATTCCTCACAAGGTCATAATTATAATTTTCTTGCTTTTGGGGAATTTATTTGCTATAATAACTTTGAAGAAAGTGGCTGACGTCTTCGGACTAGGCCCTAAAGAGACTCGATGCGTCGAGTCTCTTTTTTTGACTAATATTGATATCTTATTTCCCGGTCTTCGGTCATCGTCTTATGGTCATGGCAGCTCTTGCACAAAGTCTGCCAGTTCTTTTCGTCCCAGAACAAGTCCGGGTCGCCGCGATGCGGCTTGATATGATCCACGACCGTTGCCGGGACGAGCCGTCCTTTCTTTTTGCATCGGACACACCATGGATGACGATTCAGAAAGAACTTCCTGGCTTTCTGCCACTCTCTCCCGTAGCCGCGCAGCACCGCGTTCTTCCGTTCGCCCTGGCACTGCTGTTCATGTTCGTCACAATATTTTCTCCCATACGGCACCAGCCTTGGGCATCCCGGATACTTGCACGGTGTCTGTGGTCTTCTTGGCATTCGTATCATCTCCGGCATCAAAAAAGGACCGATGGCTTTTAAACCACGGTCCCTCATTCTTTTCTTGCTGATTATACTATACCACGCAGATAGTACTGACATCTAGTGCTGTTTACGTGACACTTACTGACAATTACTGAGAATTTCTATAAGGAGCCTCTAAAAACTCTGTTTTAGAAGCCCAATTTTCTTATTAAATGCCCCCTTCTGCCATCAAAGCCATATACAAAGGAGATCTAGCTTCGTAAAGCCAAGGAGATTAGCAAACTGAACACTCCCCACAGCGACATGAAAGATATATTGCCAAATTTTCAGCTAACATCTCTCGAGAAGTCACTTTGCCGCAAGAAAAATATCGATGTTTTGAGAATTCTGCTCGAGTTTCTTTCGCTCAAGCGTCAGACGGGAATTAATTTGCTCAGGAATATCACATCCATATCTACGGTTCAGGCCTTCAGTAATATATTCCTTCAGTATTTCCTTTTTAGATAAAAACGCATTGCCCAGATCAAAGTCCAAGCTCGACATCATAACGAACCAGCAAATTGGCGAATTGATATCCATTCAGCAAAATAATATTTGCTTTTCCTGCTTTTTCCTTAGCATCATTTGAAAACTCTTTTTCAGAATTAATGACAATAAAGATAGAGTTCTGATATTCTTCCTTATCCTTCATAAGGATTAACTGTTTCACACCATGCAGATCATCTGCATCTGTTCCTTCTTTCTTTTTCGCCTGGATACAGATTCTGGGGAAGATTGCATTCCCTGTATTGATATTGCTGATAGCATCCAGCAAAGAGTTGTTCTGAACCGCAGATAGGACAATATCAATATCGCCCCCATCTTCATGCTGATTCTTGGCGATAACAGCATAACCATTTTTCTCAAACAGCTTTGCAATGATATCTTCAAAGGTATGGGAATCCCACTTCACCATTTGTTTGACTATATCATTTAAATATTCATCTCTTGTCTTTTTTGTTGCAGTATTAAGATGATCAATCAATGAAGTGTTGGGATTAGCAATTGCATCAGGATCTTTTTTAAATAAGCTGATCAAAACGCCCACTGCTTCAATAAAATCATTATTCCAAACATGATTAATGGGCGATTGATAGGCCTTAAATTTTGTAGAAATAATTCTTGCCTCGTTATTTGCATTATATGGACAGCTGAAAAGCGGTCTCACTGTAATGAAATTCCCGAAATCATCCCAACCGTCAGGAATTTTAAAATCATATGGCTTTACACACTTTAAGATGGAAAAGCTACGGCACGGATTATTTTTTTCCTTACGCAGACTGACTTTTGGCACGATAATCAAATCATCAGGTTTGATTTCCAGCATAATACGAAGGTTTCTATAGCGCCTGCTTTTTTCTGAATCTGAACCGTCATTTGTCCAGACCTTGTTCCATGCCTGCAAAAAATCCTTTTCTTCCACATCAATTCGCATGCCATCGGCCCCCCAGCCCTGGTGGAGGCGTCCCTGCAGAATTTCCTGACGCACTTTTTGAAAATCCTCATCATAATTGATTCGAAAAACAAATACACTCATGATAGTTTCTCCTTATCCTCAATCCATATTATCACGATTTTAGAAATGGCCTATATTTTTTAACGCTTCTTCGTGCATCCGGTATACCTGCCGTACATTCAGTTTCAATGTTCCTGCAATCGACGCCCAATCTTTAAAGGCCAAGTAACGTAGCTCCAACACCACCCTTTCCCGATCATTCGGCACCTGACCGATTGTTTTCATAATTTCGGCCTTTAAATCCACTAACCTGTCAATCTCTTCATCCACTTCACGTTCCAGATCCATCATCCGGATAATCGTATCTTCCAAGCGGTGCGGATTGGGAGTACCACTTGGTGGTACCAAGCTTAAGGTAGATGTTGCTTTTCTCGCCAGTTGCCGTAGTGCTGATACCTGTTCCAGCTTGCTGTCGATCTGGATATTGATATTCCTTGCCTGTTCCAGGTAGGCTTTCACTTGCATATAATCCATTTCCCCTTTGATTTCTTCGCTCATTTTATTATACCATCCTTTCCCGTATCCGTTATCCCCAGGTCAGCTTTCACCGCCTCGATCAGTGCAGACTGGGTTCCGTCTTTGTGTTCCAAGACTTTCAGGATGCGCTCATCAATCGTGCTCTTGGCTACGATGTGCTGTATGATGACCGTCTTGTCCGTCTGCCCCTGCCGCCAGAGCCGGGCGTTAGTCTGCTGGTACAGCTCCATGCTCCAGGTCAGGCCGAACCAGACCAGGATGGAACCGCCCTGCTGAAGGTTCAGCCCGTGTCCGGCAGAAGCCGGATGGATAAGAGCCACGGGTATCTTTCCCTCGTTCCAGTCGGCGAAATCCTGCGATTCCTTCAACTCCCTGGCTTCCATCCGCTTACGGATGCGGTCTTTATCGTGCTTGAACCAATAGGCCACCAGGACCGGTTTCCCGTTGGCGCTTTCCACCAGGTCTTCCAAGGCATCCAGCTTCCGGTCATGGATGGTCACCACATCCTTGTCATCTGTATAAATGGCGCCGTTCGCCATCTGCGAAAGTTTCAAGGTAAGCGACGCGGCATTAGCGGCTGTAACCTCGCCGCCTGGAAGTTCCAGCACCAGGTATTTCTTCAGTTCATCATACCGTTCCTTTTCTTTCTCGCTCAGGCTGACTTCCTTCGCTACGCTCACCAGCTCCGGCATTTTCAAGTAATCGGTCGCCTTCATGGACACGGTGATGTCGGCAATCTGGTGATAGATGGCTTCTTCCGCTCCCGGCAGGGGTTTGTAGGAATACACCACCATGCCATTGCGCTTATCCGGCTGGAAATACAGGTTCCGGTACTGGCTGATATATCTCCCCAGCCGCTTTCCCATATCCAGGATGCGGAACTCGGCCCAAAGGTCCATCAACCCATTGCCGCTGGGCGTTCCCGTAAGGCCGACGATGCGTTTCACTCTGGGGCGCAAGGCCTTCATGGCCCGGAACCGCTTCGACTGGTGGTTCTTGAAACTCGACAGCTCGTCCAGGACGACCATATCGAAATCAAGGCGGCTGTTCTCATAGAGCCAAACCAGGTTCTCGCGGTTCACAATATAGATATCCGCATCCTGCTGCAAGGCTCTTCTCCGTTCTGGCACGCTGCCGACCACGACGGAACAGGCAAGACATTTCAGGTGGTCCCACTTCTTGATTTCATCCGGCCAGGTGTCTCTCGCCACCCGCAGCGGAGCGACAACCAGCACCCGCTGTACTTCAAAGGTGTCATACATCAGGTCCCGGATGGCCGTCAGCGTTGTCACCGTCTTGCCAAGGCCCATGTCCAGGAACAGGGCCGTGACGGGATGGGACTTGATATATTCGATGGCGTATTTCTGATATTCATGCGGCATAAACTTCATGCATCTCCGCCCCCTTTCCCATCGGGCGTGTGGGCAATGGCCTTTAGGACAGCAGGGATGTCCTCCATGGCATCCAGGACGAAGACCTGGTAGCCCAGCCTCCGCAGCATGGCATGCCGCTTCAGCTGCAGCGGCCTCGGCTTCTGCCCCGGCGCCTTCACTTCCACGAAGCCTATCTTCCCATCACCCAATAGGACCAAGCGGTCCGGCATGCCGGAAAACGATGGCGAAACAAACTTCACTGCCATACCGCCTGCCTTCCTGGTTTCCATCACCAGGTTATGTTCTATCTCTTTTTCCCGCATCGGTATCACCTCTTTTTTACTGGGGTGCAGGTCGTTGAAGGTCGTTCCGCAAACTTTCCTTAAAGGCATTTTTTCTATTTTTCAGCCCTAAAGGGAGTTTATGGATAGACCTGCACCGACCTGCACCCTTCCCTTTTCTCACAAGAAATCTGTGACTTTCAGTTTCAATCCGTAAATGAAATACCCTGCTTTCCGCTTGCGCCTGTCGAACCCGGCTTTCTCCAGTGCTCCATAGAAATCCGTCGTGCTGCGGGTATACTCGTTCATCTGCTGGCAGTACAAGCGGTAGGCCGTATAAAGCGCCCCGGACTTTTCCTGGCATGATGGATCCACATCGCAGCAGTCTTCCAGGAAATGGCGGAGCCAGTCATTCTGCCCGCGGTATTCCTGGATAGCATCCCGCACACATTTCGGCATGGTCAGATGGTACTCGCTGGCAATGACCTTCTCCGCCCCTTCGATGATCCAGCGCAGGATAGCAGGACCGGCTGCTTCCACCAGATAATCCGCATAGTTCTTGATTTCGCCATGGCCTTCAAACTGTGCCTTGAAGGGGATGACGATAAGCCGGCGCCATGTCCCTTCATCACTGGCTCCGACGCGGGGCAGATGGTTGGTATACAGGACCAGCGTATGGGTCGGCACAAAGGTAAACGGCGTCTTGTATTTCTTTTCGCCGCCGACTTCATCCGTAGAGCAGAGCTGCTTCAGGACGGAAGTAGAAAGCCGGACACCTTCTTCCATCTCGGCCGCGATGACCATGCGCTTGCCCTTGAGTTCCGCCATTTCCGGCTTGATGTTCCGCTTGCAGTTCGCCGTCAGGGCATCCGCAGAAATACCGCCGCAATAGCTCCCCAGCACCCGGGCAATGGAATTCCAGTACGTAGATTTCCCGTTCCGTCCATCGCCATAGGCAATGACCAGGGCTTCCACGTACACTTTGCCAATAGCCATAAGCCCGCAGATTTCCTGGGCGTAATCAATCAGCTCCTGGTCGCCCGTGAAAAACTCGTCCAGGGCCTGCTGCCAGACCGTCTCCCCTTCCTCTCCTGGATCGACAGCGGTACATTTGGTAATATAATCTTCCGGACGGTGATTCCGCCTACCCGCCATCCCCTGCCGCAGGTCATACGTAAACGAAGGCGTGTTGAGCAGGAACTCATCCGCATCCAGGGCCTGGATGGGAATGAGCAGCATCGGCTTCAGGGCCTGCAGGGCCGAAATGATGTAGCGCATATCCCGCCGCTTCATGACAAAGGCATAATATGCCAAAGCCGCCTGGTAGGACTGGAAGGCTTTCTGCTGACTGCCTTCGATGACTTTTTCCAGCATCCGGCCACCCTTATCGATGAGTTCTGCTGCAACGCCCATTTCCTGCAGTGCCTTCCTGCCAGCTTCCATCTGGTCCCTGGCATCTGCCAGCTGCAGTTCCAGGAATTCCTCCGCTGCGCCGATGGCTTCCTGATGGGATTCAGCCCAATAGATACCGTTGTACCGCAGGAAATCGGTATTTTCCGTATACCGCAGCTCATCACCATATTCCCGCTTCAGCACTTTGGCCTGACCGATATCCGAGTAGTCTTCCGGCTTCAGGCTGCCCTGACGGGCAAAATCGTTATTGTACTGGTCCGGGCTGATGTACCCATCCTGCCTGGCAATCTTTTCACCAAAACGCACAGCGCTCTGCCAGATTTTATTGAGTTCTGCATCAGCAAGCGGAGGGTCGCATTTTTCGGCCTCTTCAAGGAAAATGGAGTAGGCCCGCTCTGTTGCTCCGTACCGTTTGATGACCCGGCCGGCAAAGCGGCTCATGGTATTATTGCGCTGTCCCTGGGGAATGCTGTGTATCCCGGCTTCCCGGGCCTTCAGCACCTGGTCGATTGTCATTTTCCCATTCTGCCACAGCACCTTCTCAGCCGGACATCCGTAGATGAAACGGGCTGCATCAAGAGCCGCTTCGTCGAAAAAAGGATATGCGTGATAAACAGCCCGCTTCAGCTCCGTATAGCACGGTTCATCTGTAATCTCGGGAATCTCAAAATAGACGTGAAAGCGCGGCCTGGCACACTTCCCGTCTTTAGGCTTCATGTGATTCCGTGATGGGACGATAGCCATGGCAACCTCCGGCATCATGGCCAAGAATTTCTCCATGGTCTTCCATTCAGCAGGATTTTCCGTATGCGAATTATCGCAGTCCATGACTAGGACATCCGATGAGAGAAAATTCTCCCGTTTCCGGTAATCATTTTTGAATGCTACACAGACATGGTCAAACGCAACCGCAGCTTCAAGATCTTCGGCACAGCTGATTTTCCGTCGCTCTGGATAACGGCAATTAGCTTCTGCTCCCGTAAGAGCTGCCGTATAAAGGGTAAATTCCATGTTCTTAAACCTCCTCAATATACCGGACAGGCTTTCTTTTGCGCCGGGCGTACTCGATTTCTTTCTGCATCCCGTCCGAGATGGCATCGCCAAATACCCATAGTTCCGCGCACTTGGACAAAAGGGCGATATCCATGAAAAGGGCCAGGTCCCGCTCCGTCTTTTCATCCAGGAACTGGGGCAGGTACAGATGCGGGGCCAGCGGGATGCCTCCCTGATTTGTCACATAGCGGCAGTACCTCCTCGCCCTGGCCGTATTGGCCTCCACATCCCCGGCATAGGGCGAACACACGTATACCACTGGCCGGAACGGGAACCTTGCCGGTTCCGCATTCCGGATGGCCTGATAGGCTGTGGGGTCGGGATAATGTTCGGCGTTACGCTTCGGGTTCATCTCCATCGCGCACCTCCATCAGTTCCCGGGCACAGTCTTCACACAGGACCGCTGTCCCGAACAGGTCGCCCTTCCCATCGCCCAGAACTTCCTCCAGATCCACCAGGATTTCTCTGCCACAAACCGGGCAGCGGCAGAATACATTCTCATCGTTGATTTCGATTGTGACTTCCATGGCATCATGAATCGGTTCCTTGACGTAAAACATGCTTCATCCCTCCAGTTCTGTCTTGTAATAGGTCATGAGCATCTGTTTGCGCTGCTGGAAACCCGGACAGGAATACAGCAGACCGTAATCCAGGTGCTGCAGCCGGTCCAGGGCATGGATCTGCCGCGCGGTCAGATAAGGCCGGATGCTCTGCCCTTTTTCGATGCCGTTTGCCAGCCGGAACTGCTTGGCAGACATGCCCAGCACGATACGGTTCAGCATGTCACATTCGTTGCTGAAGTGGTACGGCTTCGGGCTTTCATGCAGGCGGCAGATCATATCCGTCAGCATTGGGAATTCCTGCCGGGCAGACAGAAGCGACCGGATGCACTGCTCCATCTCATTGAAGCGATGGATATAGAGTTCTTTGAAGCGCATTGCTTTTGCTCCGGTGTACCCCATGACCAGTATGGTAAAGCCATCTCGGGTCAACAGGTAACGCGGCAGTTTGCGGCCCCTGGCATCCCGATAGGCATTGCACTCAAAATTGAGGGCAATGAATTCTGGACTCAACCCGGAAGCAGGTGCAGTGATACGTTCGATATCACGCAGCACATTATAATGCTGCTTTTCAAAGACCGCTGCCACAAACAGGCTATCGACCCTGGCTACTCCTTTCTGGTCAGCGAACATACCGTAATCATCTTCAGGAATCAAATTTTTCATAGCGGATTCCACCTTTCGTTAAAATTTCCGAGGAACTCGTCCTCTATCAGTAGCAGGACAGAATCCGATGCTTTAAGTACCCCCATTTCAATCTTTCTGATAAAATTCACATTCGTATCCGTCTGCCCGGAGCAACAATCCCTCGGCCCACGGAGGTGTACGTCCCATCTGCTCACAGATGGCATCGACACTGGCATCCCGGCTGCATTCGATGATCAGTTCATCATGGACATGGCCGACGATGGCACAGCACCGCAAGGTCTGCATGGCATAGCAGAGGATATCCCGGCTGATGCCCTGGACGATGTTTTCCACGAACTTCGGGCCGTAGCTCTCCAGCCGTTCCCACTTTTTCGTTGCGCCGATGCCTTCATAGGTGACGGATTCCCCGCCGAAGCGGTTCTCGCCTATCCGGGGCTTCACATAGGAAAGCCGCCGTCCGCTTGGGAGCTGGATGAACAGCATGCCGCTCTGGCAGAGGAAGCGGATGCAGCCGGCCCGCATGGGGATCTGTTCCTTGATGGCTGTCTTCACGGTGGCATCCACCTGCCACCAGAAATCGACGATATGCGGATTGGCCGACCGCCAGGACTGCACCAAAGGATACAGCTCGTTTTCCGTAAGTCCCATGTCCAGGGCGCCCATGGCCTTCAGCGCACCTGTAGAGCCGCCATAGCCAAGGGCCAGTTCTGCGATTTTCCCTTTCTGCCGGAGATGTCCATTGACGCCATGTTTTTCCACCGGAACGCCGAACATGGAGCTGGCCGAAGCACAGTAGATATCCCCATTCCTGGCAAAGACATCCAAACGCCATGTTTCTCCTGCCAGCCACGACAGCACCCTGGCTTCAATCGCCGAAAAGTCCGATACGACAAACTTCATCCCTTTCCGTGGCACAAAGGCCGTGCGAATCAGCTGGGAAAGGACATCGGGGATGGAATCATACAGGAGTTCCAAGGCTTCATAATTTCCCTGGCGTACCAATTCCCGAGCTTCTGCGAGATCCGGCAGATGGTTCTGGGGCAGATTCTGCAGCTGGATGTGCCGGCCGGCAAATCGCCCGGTCCGGTTGGCCCCATAGAATTGGAACATGCCTCTGGCCCGACTATCCTCGCAGGCAGTCATTTCCATGGCCTGGTATTTTTTGACCGAGGATTTGGCCAGCTTCTGCCGGAGCAGCAGTACACTGCGCAGCGGTTCTTCTGCCGTCTTCAGCAGTTCCTGCACCTGCTTCTTTCCCAAAGAATCGGTCTTCATCCCATGCTGTTCCAGCCAGCCGATCATCTGGATAACGGAGTTCGGATTCTCCAGGCCCGTCTTTCCCTTCAGTACAGCCATCAGGCTGTCCCGGCTGCGGGCATCGATGACGATGGCATTTTCAGCCAGCGTCCGGTCAATGGCGATGCCCCGATCGTTGATTTCCTGGTCGAGATGATATTCATCCCATATCGGTTCCGGGACAGGATACTTCTTCAGCCGCTCCTGGATGACCATTTCCACTTCCACATCCCGTTTGTTGTAGGACTTGAACAGCGTCCATTTATCGGGTGCATGCCGAGGTAGATTCCTCGTTCTGCCGCCATTCAATTTGGTTTCCTTACAGGGAACGCAGAAATAGCGGATCAGGTCTTTGCCTTCCTTCATCTTTTGGCTGTCCAGTTTCAGCACGGCCCCTGCGCCTTCCAGGGAAAGGGGCAGGCCCATATAGGCCGACCAGATCATGGAGCATTTCCATCCTGCCGGATTGAGGAACCTGGCACAGTCCCGGGAAAGCGGATGATGGTCATGGAACGGATCCAGGCTAATTCTCAGGTCACGCAGGTATCGCGACAGGCAGACCCGTTCAAAACTGGCATTGAACGCCCACTTGGTGACAGATTCATCGGTCAGGGCATCTAGGATATCATCCGGGATGCGTTCTCCCCGCGCCAGGTCAACGACCTGCACCTTGCCGCCATCTATGGCATATCCGAAGAGGAGAATTTCAAAGGCCGGCGATTCAGCATATTTGTACACGCCGCATTTGGCCAAGTTAACATCGCTGAATGTTTCAATATCGATACTGATGGTTTTCATACTCTTCACCTCGAAAAAACGGCGAGGCACAAGGCCCCGCCGCCGCTATTCACTACTACTTGTTCCGGAAGGATTCCATCTGCTTGCGATGATATTCTTCTTCCCGTTCTTCCCGGTGCCGGGCCATTTCTTCATCCCGCTGGTCTTTTTTGATATCCGTATAAATCATGGCCACGAAGAACCCGCCGGCGCACAGTGCGACCAGGCAGTACAGGCCGTCCAGAATCAGTCTCATCATAGTTTCCATAATCGCGCCTCCTTATGCCAGGAAATCATCATCGTCAGCTGTAGCAAAATCATCTTCTGCACGGGGCTTGCCACCGAGGGGTTCGCCATCACGGATTTTCTGCAGATTGTTCAGTCCGCAGGCAATGCCTTTATTGCCGTTGCTGTTAAAGGCATAGAAGTTGATGGACGCACGGCCATAGACGCCGGAGTAGACTTCAGAGCGTTCTAGGATATGCTGGCAGTCGGCATCGACGATGCCCGGCTTGGTAGCCGAGTTGGCATTGATGAAGAAGCTGTCTTTATAAGCGTCATCGTCCGGGCGTTCCAGGTCGCCGTCACGGAGCGGTGTCTTGATGGCTTCGAGAGCCGGTACAGCGCGGCCATTGCCCTTGAGCTTGCTTTCGCCTTCTTCGTAGGCAGCCTTGATGGCGGCGCGGATCTTTTCTACGGTCTTCGTATCCGACTTGGGGATGATCAGGCTGACGCTGTACTTCGGCGTACCGCCATTGATGGACTTCGGTTCCCAGACGTTGGCATAAGACCATCTGGTATTGACTCCGGTAATCACTTTGCACGGATTGACATAATTCTTGGACATAACAAGTTCCTCCTTATTTTTCATCATTGAAATCATCTGCCGCGGTATGCATGGTCGGACGCTTATCCGATTCCGGCACCAAGACCGGCTTGCCCTGCGGCTTTTCCACTAAATCTGACAGCAGTTCTTCGAACCGCTTCTTGCCGAGCTGTTTCGTCATCGCCGTGATGCCGAGCAGCTTCCTTTCATATGGGTCGAAGCCCGCATCTTCCACTTTGGCGGCGACTGCTTCTTCACTTACGTAGCGGCGGTTCGACCGGCCTTCGACCAGTTTCCATCCGTCCCAATGCTTGCCGGACAGGGCCTGTTGCAAAGCGTATTCTTTGACATCCCCGGCCCAGTTCACCAGTTCATCGGCCTTGGCCAGGACGGCTTCGATTTCTTCATCCTGCAGCGTGGATGGGACGGCGAAATCATACTGAGCCAGTTCCAGGTTATATTCAGCCCGCTTGCGGCATGTCGCCTTGATTTTGCAAAAGCGGCAATGGTCGCCAGCCTTGTACTCCCCTTCGCCTTTGGCCGCCAGTTCCGCTGCGGGCTTCAGCACCGTTTCGGCCCACTGGAGCAACTCTTCCTTGCTCATGGTGCAGGTACTGACGTTGTCCCGGCGGGGCTGGAAGATGGTCATGGACACCTGGTGGATATCATAGATGCCATCGAACAAGTTCAGTGCGCCGAGGGCATAGCACATCATTTGCGGATTCTTCTCGGCATCCACCAGGACTCCCAGGCCGTTCTTGTAATCGATGACCGTCAGGGTATCGTCGGCCACGATGAGGCAGTCGCCTGTTCCGAACCCGCCAGGAACCCACTTGGAAAAATCCAGCTGCTGTTCAATCATAATCAGCGGGTCCTTGCAGGATGCTTTGGCCGCTGCCAGACATTCCATAACGAACTGCGCATATTCATCAGTGCATTCCGCCATCTCCTCATCAAAGTACGTCAGGGATTTCGTCGGGTCTTCCATCTTCTGCCCCAGAGCTGTCTTCACCTTGAATTCGCAGAGCGTATGGGCATCTGTTCCCTGGCGGGCGAATTCACTGGAGGTATCCGGCAAATTGGCACATTCCTGGGCGGACGGCGGGCAGGCCAACCATCGGTAGCAGGAAGATGCGGACAGCATCGCGTGTTTACCCGGCATGACCGATCACCTCTAGCTCCTTCAGGAACGCTTCATACTGTGCCGCATCAATGCCGGACAGCTTGTCCGCCCCATACTTCTGGATGAGGCTGCGGACTTCTGCTGTGAATCCCTTGCGAGCCTTGTCGGCAGCAACTTTACGGACATCTTCCAGGGTCAGCGGCTCTTCAGCCTTCTCAGATTTTGCTTCTGAAGCTGGCGGATTATCTTCTTTCACCGCCATGGCTTCGGAAATCTTCAGCAGCGCCTTTCCGCAATCGGTCAGGGCTGCTGCCAGTTTCTGCAATTCATCGTTTGTCATACGGATTGACTCCTTTCACATGTCTTTGCATCGATAAGAGATGGATGTTCCTGGCGATACTGCGGGTCGTGGTGCTGATGGCCATCAGCACTGCCGCCAGTTCCCGGTTCAGCTTTTGCTGCTGAGCCAGTTTCTCAGGTGTCTGTGTGTGAATCATCTGTCTGCCTCCTTCCTGAAGAGCTTCTTCGTTCGCCCTTCACCAGTAATAGGACAACCGCGTTATCGTTAAGTACCGATTTCAAAAAAAAATCCGGCCACTTTTTTTTGCAGCCGGATTTTTCCCCATTTAACGGAAGTCTTCGAGGTGTTCCTTTAGGAGTGCATAGAGCTTATGTTTGCGCTTGTTCACCGCTTTCTGGCTCAAGCCGACGGCCTTCCCGGTCGCCGCTTCGCTGGAACCATCGGCAAGCATCATCAAGATAGTCCGATCGATGTCCTGCAGGGCTGCCAGTTCATGGCGCAGCGCTGCCAGCAACTCTTCCTTCACGACTTCTTCCTCTAAGTTGAAGTCATCAGGCACCTCCAGCTCGTAGTCATCCCGCACCTTGTCCGCCGATACCTCATCGGCACCATGCCGCTGCTGTCGTTTATCTTCCCGCCAGAGCGGACGCATGAATTCATAGTACTGTTCTTTGGTTGCTGGAATCAGAATAGTACGGACCTTACGGCAACCGATTTTTGACCAGTGAACTTCACTGTTTCTGTATTCCTCGGTAATGATGGTTTCAGGTGTAATTTCCAATGGAATATAGTAGTTTTTCTTTTCAATATTTGTCTGTTTTTTGCCCATCGTTTAACTCGCTTTCATAAACGAACGAAGCGAGTTTTCGCACAGGGCCGCCCATCTTGACCATTTGGATGCTCCTCGCTCCGCATGGTCAACCGTCCTGGTGGGTTGACACAGAAATCTAATGTCCATCTCTCGGCTCCAGGCATCTTCCCGTCGAAAGATGAACCTCGAAACGGATTTTTTAACTACAGATTGAGGGATTCAGGAGTACGACAATCATGCCATCACGTGATATAATGATAGAAAGGCAACTATGTCGGCCCCATTGCCCCATCTGTGATTTCAGAATATTGTTTATCGGGTTTATTGCAATGGGATATCGAGTTTATTGAGTTTATTTTTGAAAAACAGAGGCAATCATGAAAAACACGAGAATCCCCTTCCTTTGCGGCGGTACGTTCTTTGTCCAAGTTCTCAGATCAAGAAAGAGTACAAAGACACATACCGAGCTTGTAAAAGGACAAAAAGAAAGCCTCTCTGAACCGGAATTGTTCAGGAGGCTTATTTCAATTTATCAGCTTACAGATTTCTGTTCGGCAGGCACCACTCTTAAGACCTATGCCAGCTTTTTTAAACAATGCCAAAAGAATTTATGTACCTTCATTGGATTTAACGATTATGATAAACGCAGAAACTTTGGTGAAGACATCCAAAAAGAAAATTCTAAAGCTTTTTCTGCGATGGTGCAATTTACCCGTGATTTCATTAACGAGTCGCTATACGAGCAACTCACCCGTAATTTGCTCGGTTTAATACAAGAAGATTCCTCAATACCAGTAGATGAAAAATTTTTCATTTGGCCTAAATGGGTTGAAAAACAGAGCCTGATAACCCACACAGAAATAAATCTTCCTGATCTTCTTTTGGGCATTTTGTATTATATCGCCACAAATCGTTCTAATGAAAATATAAAAGGCGCCGACACCTACCACTCCTGGTATCCCGTCAGCTATGAAAAATATGAGGGACGTGTAGGAGCCAATATTAAACAGGAACTGCAAGTTACTTGCAGCAACACATCCCATCAATCGGCATCCGCATCTGTACTTGACGGAGAAAACAATCAAAGTTCAGAAAAGGCTTATGAAGCCGACGATTCGTCTACCACCGAAGAAAACAACTATTCAAAAACACAAATCATTCAAAATGCGACTATAGTCAACCAACATGGTGAAAAAAATATCCACATCACTCATGTCGATACGCTAATTATCTGATGGCAAAAGGGGCGGTTAAGATGTCAAACAAATTCCCAGCTAAGGGCCAAATAAAGCCAATAGAGGTTTCTGTTGACGCAGTAACTAATAAAAGCATCAATCAGTATGGGGAAAAAAACACAGTCATACAGCATGCCGACACGGTCAACATCAATATGCAGCCAGGCAGAAACTCATCTACATTTCCTAGTACTATATTGGGTGATATAAAAATTTCCAATAACGATGCAAAATTATTAGCAGAATTTAAAAATGCTTATAAAAATATTCTGAAATACTGCATACGCATCGATCCGACAGGCGATGCTTTTGATATTCATTGTATTGAATTGATTGAACGTAACTACAATAAATGGCAGTTTGATTGGAGAGATTTCGAATCTGAAAAAATACAGGAAATCGTCTGCCACACGTTAAACAATTTCAATGAATATTTGTACTATCTCTCTGATAAATATATGCGGCTACTCCCCTCTAACCCTGATTTTTTAATCTGTAAAAATCAGTCCATTAAAGAAGGAGAAAGATTACGTGAAGAATTAAGGCCTAATTCTATTCGCATCCGCGAAGAATTACGTGACCGGTATCTCGAACTTTGGCCAGCAAAAGAGCCAACACCCAAGTAATAAGAAATTTCAATGGAGTGTGATTCTAATTGTCCAATGATTTAACCCTGAGCAAAACCACTATATCTCAGCCGACGACTTCAATTACGCCGTCCATCTCACAGCAAGGACAAAAAAACACGTTGATTCAGCATGCTGATAATGTAATCATAAATGCCACACAAAAAACAATTCCAACTATCGTGCCCAACCAGCCGCTGACTCCTAATACGGATTATTACAATCTAATAGTTGACGGGATGATTGATATCAAAAATCCAGAAATCTGCTTTTCAATAGAACCATCAAGAGCACTTACAGAATATATTGATGATGACGTAAAAAAAATGTTCGCACTTCTATCAGATGATGCAATTCAGTCGCTTCAAACCTTTCCTACTATTTTTGCACATGAAAACGAAGGATATGGTTTAGCCGCTCCGGATCAGCAAGCGGGGTTCGGCTACATCCTGAAAATAAAGGTACGCCATGAAGGAATTATCATCAAACCATCCATTCTTTGGAAATTCAGTCAGCAAATATTAAACGAGAACTTGCTGAATTTTGATATATATGGGCATAAAGGCTTCTGTGAACTCAATCGGACACACTGGACTGTCAAAAAGGTCGATTTGATTTCTGAATTCCGTGAATTGGGGTTCCCGATTTAAACCTACTGATTGTTAAGCCTTCCCGGCTAAGGCTTGTTCTTTTGCTATCACAAACGAGGCGAGTTCAATGACAGAAAAGAAAATGCAAGGCGCAATAAAAGCAATTTTTCTCGACGACAATACGTTTCATGGCGTTACAATAAACCCTACGCTCATTAACTATTTTTACGGTAAAAATGGCAGCGGAAAATCCACGATTGCCCGCCTTATTCGTTCTAAATCCGGAATTACCCCGGACATCAGCAACTTTGAAGTTCTAGTCTATGATCAGGACTTCATCGCAAAAAACATTAAGGAAGATGCTGCTATGCCTGGCGTTTTCAGTTTGAACGAAGGAAATATCAAAATTCAAAATAAAGTAGCCGAATTAAATGGAGAACGCGACAAGCTTGCAGTGCAGTATCAAGAAAAGAAAAATGCACTTACAGATGCAAAAGAAAAGCTTCCCGCATTAAGAATCGCATTGGAGTCCTCTTGCTGGGAAACCACATCAGATATCCGCAACCGCTTTGCAAAGGCACTTGCAGGTAAAAGAGGAAAAAAATCCGTATTCACTGATGAATTGCTTTCCATCAGTGAACCTAAGGAGCAAGATTTCAATGTACTGCAATCTTTATATGAAACTGCATTTGATGAAAGAGCCAAATCCTATCCTCTTTTAAAAGAAGGATGTAAGGATTCCCCTGAAGAACCTCTGGATTCGGTATTACTTTCCCAACCTATCATCAGCAGTGCCGATACTCCTTTTGCAAAATTCATACAGGCGGTAGGTGCAACGGACTGGGTCAAACAAGGTCACGAGTTATTCGCAGAAAAAACAGATGGCCATTGCCCTTATTGTCATCAGCTTCTTCCTGCTGATTTTGCAAAACAGCTTGCCGCCTGTTTCGATGAAGAATATAAGTCTGATATCGATTCACTAGAAAATTTCCAACAGTCTTACAATGATATATTCGCTCGATTATTAACCCAGTTCGATAATAATCTAAACTGCGAGTTTTCTCGCATTGATTTCACAGTATACAAAGAACAACTTATTAACCTGAAAAAGACTGTACAAATTAACCAAGGTTTCATACAGGAGAAATTAGATGCACCTTCACGCCCTATTTACTTAGAAGATACATCTGAACTTGTTGATAGCCTAAATGCTTTAATAAAAAAATTCAATGCCGCTATCCAAGCTAACAACGACATCATTGCTTCTTTACAGGAAAAACAGGCCGAGTGTAAAAAATCAGTCTGGCAGCATATGGCTTTCCTATCTAAAAAAGAACTTGATGCTTACCGCACCAGTCTAAAAAATGTGAATGCAGAAATTTCAAAATTGACGAAAGAACAAAATGACATTACCCAAAAAGGCCTTTCTTTAAAATCACAGATTGCTAAACTGAATAGTCAGATTGTCAATGTCGATTCGACAATGGAAACAATCAATAAAGAATTACTAGATTCAGGGTTCCAAGGGTTCCGTCTTCAAAAGAATAAACGCGATTCCACCAAATATGAAATTATTCGAGATGATGGCTCCCCAGCACATGGTTTAAGCGAAGGTGAACGTAATTTTATTGCATTCCTTTACTTTTACCACAAAGTCAAAGGACGCGAACATGCTGACAGCGATTTTAAAGACCGAATCGTAGTTATTGATGACCCTGTTTCAAGCATGGACAGCACATCACTGTTCATTGTCAGTGCCATCATCCGTGAAATGATTTCCATTTGTTTTAATAATGGTTCTGCTTCAAAGCAAGATACACCGCGCTATATAAAACAAATTTTTATTCTGACGCATAATGCCTTTTTCCATAAGGAAGTTTCATATAACCGACTCAAATACTATCATTGCGTAAATTCTTATCTCATTCAAAAAACACGAAATGTCTCGATAGTAAAACTATGCGTCAAACGAGATATCAACAGCGATACCCCTGCAATCGAAAAAAACTATACACCTGTACGTGATGCATACGCCGCTTTATGGAAAGAATATAAGGAAGCAAAATCCGCTACGGTCATTATGCGTACAGCCAGACAAATTTTGGAATATTACTTTATCCAAATTAGCGGTTACGAAGGTCAAACTTTAACAGATCGCATCATGAAACGAAAAGACGAATTTCTCGAAATAAGACCTGACGGAACTGAAAACAGAGAAAAGCAACATTTACTGAACGCCCTTTTAAGGTATATAGGAGCTGAAAATCAACGATTCAATGACGGACTCGACTATGTAGAAGACGCAGAAAATATAGATCAAATTCGTTATACATTCAAACTCATATTCGATGTAATGGAACAGACCCAGCACTATGATATGATGATGACCCCCGCATAAAATACGGCAGTAACGATAAAAAGCTATCGTTACTGCCGTATCTATTTTACTGGCAATCTTCTTTTCTTCACCCTGAACTTCTCCCTAATTTTAGGCATAAAAAAAGTTTGGCACTTTGGCGACCTAAACGGAAACCTTGCTATATATGGGCTTTTCAGCTATGCACACCATTCAAAATTTTGTATCAATCTCAATCATCTTTGCTCGCAGAGCAGCACGATATCCGGCAGATCTTCCTGCCGGACCAGGGTGAAGCAGCCTTTCAGGTTCTTTTTCCGCTCTTCCGGGGTGAGCCCGTACTGGGACCGGGTGGGCCGGTTCCGGACCAGCAGGGATTCCCACCGGTACCCAGCCTCCCGGCACCAGGGACGGAAGATTTCTTCCGGCAGATCGTACCCCCGCTGCTTCCGCCGGTCCGGGTCCGTGGGGATGCCGGTGACGGAAAGGCCCACCCCCGGCGGGAATTCCCAGGCAAACTTATGTTCCCGGCGGAGGCCCTGGAGCCATTCCTCCCCCAGCCGGGGCAGCAGGTCTTCCCGTCCCCGGAACTTGGCCATCCACAGGGCCTTTTGGATGGCCCCGGCATAATCCAGCAGGAAGAACAGCCCATCCACATGGGGACAGCCCAGACTCTCCGGATGGAAGGAACGGGGATGCCAGATCTTTTCCCGGCACCGGCCGCAGAGCACCCCCGGCTCCCGGACCTCCTCCCCGCATCCCGGGCAGCCATGGGGATAGAACAGGGACTGGAGCAGGCGGACAAAAGAAGAAAACATGGAGCACCTCCGTGAGTCGTTCATTGTGAGTCGCTGTGGAACCCCCTACCCGTGCAGGCACGGGTCCTTTCTCCCTTTCAGGGGGACACACGCTTCGCTATTGGCCCGAAGAGCTGTCCGTCCCCTGAAAGGGGCGGGGGACCGTTGCGCTTGCGCAATGGTGGTGGGGTTTGGCCGGAGGCTCTTCCCCCTTCACTCCCCATACCGCTTCAGCCGCTCTGCCAGGAGGCTGTAGCGCTTCCGGGTCCGGTCGTTTTCCACGGCGGTGCGCAGGGCCCGCCGGCTGCCGGCCAGGTACACCTGCTTCTTGGCCCGGGTGATGGCGGTGTAGAACAGGTTCCGCTGGAGCAGGATGTAGTGGCTCAGTACCAGGGGCATCAGCACCACCGCATATTCGCTGCCCTGGCTTTTGTGGACGCTCATGGCGTAGGCCAGCCGCAGATCAGAGACTTCCGCTCCCTCATAGGTCACCGCTTCCCCTTCCGCCCGATCCGGGAAATCCACGGTCACATGGGCCCCCTGGATGCTGCAGATCCGTCCGATGTCCCCGTTGAACACGTTCTTGTCGTAATTGTTCCGGATCTGCATCACCTTGTCCCCTTCCCGGAGCAGCAGGAAACTGCCCCGGTACTCCTGTTTCTCCGGGGACGGGGGGTTCATCCGGGCCTGGAGCATGTTGTTCAGGTTCTCCACCCCGCACAGGTTCTTGTGCATGGGGGTCAGCACCTGGATGGCGTCCTGGGGCTGCCGGGCGGCCAGATGGACGTAGAGATCCACAATGTAGTGCATGGTCTCCTCTTCCGTGGCGAATTCCCGGAAACGGAAATCCTTTTCCCCTTCCCACTGGGGCATCAGTCCCTGGTTGATCCGGTGGGCATTCCGGACAATGGGGCTCAGCTCCGCCTGCCGGAACACGTTTTCCAGACGGACAATGGGCATGGTGCCGCTGCGGATGATGTCCTGGAGCACGGAGCCGGGGCCCACGCTGGGCAGCTGGTCCACGTCCCCCACCAGGATCAGCCGGCAGCCCAGGGGCAGGGCCTTCAGCAGGTTGTACATGAGCACGATGTCCATCATGGAGGCTTCGTCCACGATCACCGCATCGGCTTCCAGGGGATTGTCCTCATTCCGTCCCCAGAAGGAATCCCCCTCCCCGTTGGGAGTGTATTCCAGCAGCCGGTGCACGGTGAGGGCCGGCTTCCCGGCGCTTTCTGACAGCCGCTTGGCCGCCCGTCCCGTGGGAGCCGCCAGCAGGATCTTGCAGCCGGCCTGTTCCATCACCGACAGGATCCCCTTCACCACGGTGGTTTTCCCGGTACCCGGGCCCCCGGTAAGGACGAACACCCCGTGATCCACGGAAGCCTTCACCGCTTCCGCCTGTTCCGGTGCCAGTCGGATCCGTTCATCCCGTTCCCATTCCCGGATGATCTTCTGGTAATCCACCTTCCACAGGGCGTTCACATTGTCCCGGAGGGCCAGCAGCCGGTGGGCCACCCCCTCTTCCGCCCGGTACAGGTATTCCGGGTACACGCACACATGGTCCCCCCGGTCCTCCACCCGGAGCAGGTTGTCCCGGAGCAGCTGGTCGAACACCTGGCGCACTTCCAGAGGGTCCACCTGGAGCACCCTGGCCGCATTGCCCACCAGCCAGGAATCCGGCACGCAGGTATGCCCCTGGCCGGCCCCCTGGAGCAGGGTATAGTGGATCCCCGCCCGGATCCGTTCGTCCCCGTGCTCATCCATCCCCAGGTTCCGGGCCAGGGCGTCCGCCGTCCGGAACCCGATGCCTTCCACATCTTCCGCCAGGCAGTAGGGATTGTTGCTGATCCGGGTCACCGCCGTGCTGCCGTAGAGGGCCTGGATCCGGGGGGCAAAATTCCCGCTGATCCCGTGGCTTTCCAGGAAAAACACCAGCTCCCGGTTTTCCCGGAGTTCCCCGTAGGAGGTGATGATGGCTTCCGCCTTTTTCTTGCCGATGCCGCTGACCTCCCGGAGCCGTTCCGGGAATTTTTCCAGCACCTCCAGGGTGTCCTCCCCGAACTGGTCCACGATCCGCTGGGCCATGGCCGGGCCCACTCCCTTGAGCACTCCGCTGCCCAGCATCCGCACCAGGCCTTCCGCCCCCCTGGGCTGGACGGCTTCCCAGCTCTGGGCCTGGAACTGCCGGCCGAACCGGGGATGGTCCCCCCAGATCCCGGCCAGCCGGATCTGCTCTCCCGCATAAGGCGCCTGCCCCCGGTAGACGATGGAAATGGTCCCCACTTCCGGGTTCTCGCCCCGAAAGACACTGAAGGTGCCTGTGTCTGCCTGGAAGACGATGTTTTTGACAGTGATTTCGATGGTAACGGATTCGGCCATACCCCTTCTGCTCCTTCTGAACGTATGTTTCCATCATTATACCATAGTTTTCGGTTTTTTTTGACAGTCCACGGCGAATTACGGTATAATAAGAAGGCTGAAATGTGAACGAAACTGAAGAAAAATAAAGGAAGTGAACGCCACATGATTGGAAAAGGGACACAGGCAGCACTGGATATGTACCGCTGTGCCGAAGACGTCGTATTTGACAAGGAAAAGATCCGGGACATCCTGGAAGAAGCCGCTGACCGGTTCAGTCTGAAGGAACTCGCGCTGTATGCCACGGAAAATGATGAAGGGGACGACTTCTGCTTTGTCATGCTGTGCACCAACGGCCATCTCTTCCTCCATGTATTCCCTACCTACGGATATGTGGAAGCGGATATCTTCACCCTGGAAAGCGGAGCCAACCCGGAACAGGTGGCGGTTTTCCTCCGGCAGGAATTCGGTCCGGATCAGTCCAAGCTCACCACCCTGAAGCGGGGGGATTACGGTTCCATCAAGGACATGAAACCCCAGCGGAAAAAGATGGTGAAGACCATGCGACGGGCCAAGAACGCCGGGGCCAAACTGAAGAAATTCATGACCTGGAAAAACACCAAAGAATAGGACGGAAAACAAGAGGCTCTCGTTGGCGCCTCTTGTTTTTGACAATCAAAGGAAGAACAACCATGAAATACATCTGCTGGGATATTGACGGTACCCTGCTGCTCACCAATTATGCCGGGGTGGCCGCCATGAAATCCACCATCATCGACCTGTACGGTCTGGACAATTTTGAATTCACCTACGGCATGGCCGGACGGACGGACACCTACATCGCCCGGAAGGCCATCGAGGGGATCCAGGGCCGCTGCACCCCGGAAGAAGTGACCCGGATGCTCCAGGCCTACGGAAAAAAGCTGCCTGCTTCCCTGGTGGAAAAACAGGGCCATCTCCTGCCCCATGTAAAGGAGACCCTGGAGTGGATCCGGCAGGATCCGGATACCACCTCCCTGCTGCTCACCGGCAACTGCGAAGTGGCCGCCCATGCCAAGCTGGCCTATTTCGGCATCGAAGAGGAATTCGACTACAGCCGCAGCGCCTTCGGGGAAATCAGCGAGCTCCGGGACGATCTTTCCCAGGCCCTGTGGGACAGGGTGCGGAAAACGGATCCCGGCGTGACCCGGGACCAGCTGGTGGTCATCGGGGATACCCCCCACGACATTACCTGCGCCCAGGCCATCGGGGTCCGGAGCCTGATCGTGCTGAAGGGTTCCGCCTATGCCCCGGACCGTCTGGAAGCGTACCATCCCTGGAAGATCATCCCGGAACTGCCGGAAGATCCCCGGGATCTGAACGCCATCCTGGAGGAGGACTGACATGCTGTCTAGAAAAAAACTGCTGCTTACGGCCCTGCTGGTCCTTTCTGCCGCCCTGCCGGCGGCCGCCTACCGGCAAAGCGATGTGGACCGGCTGCTGGCCACCCGTTCCTGCCCCGGGGGAGATCTGCGGGGGGCCTACCTGCGGGATGAGGACCTGACCGGGGCCGATCTCCAGGGGGCGGATCTGAGCTACGCCAACCTGACCAACGCCATCCTGGAAAACGCCAGCCTGAAGGAGGCCAATCTCCAGAAGGCCAATTTCCGGAACGCCTACATGGCCGGGGTCAATCTGGAAGGGGCGGACCTGTCCAACGCCAACCTGTCCCATACGGTGCTGAACCGGAGCTCCCTGGTGGGGGTCACTGCCTACCGGACCAGCTTCTCCCATGCCCTGCTGACCTTTGCCAACCTGTACACCGCGGACCTGCGGGAAAGCAATTTCGACTACGCCAACGGGGCCATGGCCAATTTCTTTTCCGCCAACCTGGCCTGGAGCTGGTTCTTCAGTACCCAGCTCCGGGGGGCCAATTTCACCTCCGCCAACCTGTACAACGCCCGGCTGCGGAAGGCCAGCCTGCCGGAAGCCAATTTCAAGAACGCCAATCTCATGAGTTCCACCCTGGAAGACAGCAACCTGTCCCGGGCCGTCCTCACCAACGCCAACCTGGACGACGCGGACCTGAGCCACGCCAACCTGGAAGGGACCCAGTTTACCAACGCCGATCTGGCGCTGGCGTACAGGAAATGAAAAAAGGGTATACTTCCCCCTTTCCCCCAAAACTCAGCTTTTTAAAATTAAGCTGCCATATCCATATGTGCCTGCTGCTTCC